CGAGAAACTTTTCCAATCCCAAATGTGTTGATAGGCAAATCAGCATGTTCTCCTTGCAGAGACAAGCTGACCGCATCAACATTCTTACCTAATATACTGTGAGGAAGGAAATGCAATGTCCTTCCAAGCAACAATTGGATAAGAGAGCTGGCTTTCTGGTCGAGAGCCCTATCATTAAAACATGCATAAAAATCATGCTGTTTAAAGATAGTCAAGCGATACAGTTCAGATTCCATAAGGTTTCTGATTTGGATTCGCGAGTAGCCCACCAAATGGTCCACCGGCTTCTTTGGAGCGAAAACCCAATCAGGATCAAGACGTTGTTCTAGTGGTAAACCATTAGAATTCCATCCTAATCCACCAAGAAAATCAGGTACTTTACTGATTTCCTTGATGACACTGATTTGTCTAGGTCTAAAGAGACGAATGGAACGATTACCCAATAGCCTGGCGATATCTATAAAAGATTCGTCAGAAACGCCACGCCACTTCAGTTGAGGAACTACCAACTTAGGTGTGATTATCTTACCAGCAAATTCACAAATATTTGATGATGAGATAGTCTTGCTAGCGGATACAGGACAACCAATCTGCTCAAGAGTAGAGAGGTAATTCTGTGCTAATGAAGAATCGGTGATTACTACATCATCACCCAGGATAAAGAACTCTCCATTCCACTTCTTGCCTAAGAGGCCAAGAAGAAGGAAGCCATGAGTTAATGCAAATGCCCAGAAACTCGGATACAACCCTAAGGGTTGTCCACGTTTCCAGCTAACATTACCATGACCAGGCATAAACCAAGTTCCTTGAGAAATTTCTGAGAAAAGATCAACATCTTTCTTATCAAAGAATTTCTCAAGAAGATGAACTTGTAATGCAAGTGGAAAATAATCTGTAGCTCCTGAGAGATCAATGGAGTACACTGTCGACTTCTGAGACAGGTGTTCCTGAAGAGAAGGAATACCTTTGGATTGGTTATCAGTGCAATCCCATGGAAGGTTTTTCAAATATGAATGAATCCTATTACCAAAGGGTTCAAGCACACGTTGAAATATCCGACCAGGATTTGCAACCGCTCGTAATTTACGACCGGGTTCCTGAATCAAACCAATACGTCCAACAGGGAAATCTTTAACAGAAAGATCCACTTTAAAGAAGTCCTTATTTATTGACCGGTACTCTGGGTCACAAAATAAGTTCCAACAGTCGCCTAAGACAGCGCGATAATTGGATTTAAAGCGGAAATAGTGATTCAAACCTTCAACTGTTTCAAACAGATAACGGCAAGAATCAACTATACCTTTAGCCTCACTAACCGATCCATTGGGAAGTGGAGCTCGTTTTGACTCTGAAGAATCCATACTCAAGATCGAGGATGGATATTTCAATAAGCCAAAATGCGGCTTTCTCATTAGAGACCAAGCCTTGTCGAGCGCTAGTTTTGAACAAACTAGAGACTCAGAAGACGGAGGTAAGGCCTGCACACCAGATAAGAACTTTGTCTTTTGACTAAGAGTAACCTCCTTAGCATAAAACATTGTAGTTATCTGAAGTAACTGAATTCCTTGAGCAAAATTTTCATCTGATAAAAGCATGAACTTTTGCAAGGATCCTATAGGTCCCTTCAAAATACCAGAAGGTCTATGGGAGATCCACATAGAAACAGGTAGCATACCTGCTCTAAGTCGAATCGTATCAGTTTTGATAGATTTCACTCTATCAACAGTCCATTCCTCCCCGGAACACATAAACCATTTAAAGAAAAGTTCAGTAAATGGACCAGTTATGTGCTTCGGTATAGAAAAGGCAGATATCCGATGGTAAGCATTCCTTCGAAGTTGAGGCAGTTCCGTCTTGCAATGGATCTGTTTCATAATCGTGCTCCTTTTATTAGGATGTTCGATTCTTCGCAGGGTACCGACCTGGTATACCTGGGGAGTAGAAGGGTGCCCATTCGTCAACTTTTTAACTCTTCCGACATTCATCTATTAGATAGGAGGATGTGGAAGCAATAGGATAGAGATACTAAGCATACGAAAACTATACAGATAAATAGTAGAGTTTTATTGTTTGGATAGGACTTCTTGTCCACGCTAAGATTTGAAGAGGTATTCAATAATGCAGGTCTTACAATTGCCCGCTGAGAATCTCTCATTTTATCCATTTCTTTGCGCATACGCCAAACTTCAGCTTGCAAGGCTGAATTACGTATTTTCAGATCTCTTTCCACATGTTTCCTCATCATCTTCTCCTTTATTTGTTTGAAGGTTAAGTTAAGATTAATTGCCAGTTAATC